AGGTTCTACAAATGGTGTAGCAATACATAGTAATGATGAAAGACTGATATTTATGGGTGCCGCTGCCAGTAGTGGCACAGGTGTAGATACTGGATATTTCCAAATTGAAAACGGTGGTTCAGCTGCTATAGCACTCAACTCAAATGGAGATTCTTACTTAAACGGTGGCAAAGTAGGTATAGGACTTACAAGTCCTGCGCACTCTTTACAAATTGAAAATTCTGGAGGAAGTTATTGGGCTCTTTTTATAGATTGTGTGAGTTCTGATTACGGTGCATACGCTAGAGGATCAGGTAATTATGCTTGGGCGGTTTTAAATTCATCAACTGGTACATATAGAGGACGTTGGGATTTTTCTGGAGTCCTTTACACTTCTGATGGAAACGTACACGACATTGATTCTGATGAGAGATTAAAGGAGGAAATTACAGACTGTCCTTCTCAATGGTCTTTAATTAAAGATCTACCTCTACAAAGGTTTAAATGGAAAGACAGAAGAAATGGAGAATCTTACTCTTATGGGTGGGTAGCACAAGATACAAAAACAAAATATCCTGAGTTTGTAGAAAAGATACCGCAAACTCTAGAAGATATTAATGAAGGAAAAGAAGATGAAGAATATCTTACGGTAAGAAGTGGTGACATACAAAGAAGGTCTATAGCCGCTTTACAAGAGGCAATGGCAAGAATAGAGGTACTAGAAGCTGAAGTAGCAGCATTAAAGGGATAATATGGCTAACACAAAAATAACAACGAATGTAATAGCAGATGATGCTATTACTACAGCAAAGATAGCTGATGACGTAGCATTAGGTGGCAATCCTACGACCACTACTCAATCAGCAGGAAACAACACTACTAGAGTAGCAACAACTGCCTTTGTAACGACAGCTATAGCGGCAATCAATACATCTTCTGCGGCAGATGACATTTCTACTGGTGATGCGGCAGTAACAATAGGCACTTCTTCAGGAAACATAACACTAGATTCACCTGCAAGTATTAAACTAAACGCAGATGGTGGTCAAATAGCTTTTGAAGATGGTTCTACAGAAATTGGAGTATTTGAAAACTCTAGTTCAGATTTTCAAATAGAATCTAAAGTCCAAGACAAAGATATAAAGTTTGTAGGCAATGACAATGGTTCAGCCGTTACTGCACTTACCCTTGATATGTCAGATGCAGGAACAGCTATATTTAATCACGATATAGTGTTAGGTGATGATGATGTCATTAAACTTGGTGATTCTACAGGTGATTTAGAGTTATATCACATTGGAGGTTCAGTAAGTGTATTACGAAGTACACCTGCTTTAGTCCTTCAATCAGACAATTATATTTCACTAGGTACTTTTTCTGATGGCGAACTTATGTTAAAAGCTACTAAAAATGGTGCTGTAGACATATATCATGATAATGTTGTTCAAGCTACAACAACAACTGCAGGACTTAGTTTACCTACTACTCCTATGTTTGATGCAGGGAGAAACGCAGGGTATGTGACAGATGACCAAAACTTCATACAAGATTACGCTAGAACGAATGTAGGTAGTCATTACAATACTTCAAACGGCAGATTTACAGCACCAGTTGATGGTAAGTATTTTATAGCTTTTCGTATTTTTACACATGACTCAGGTGGAGTAGTACAGGCAGAGGTTACGTTAAAGAAAAATAGTGGAAGCGCATTTATAGCTAGAGCGCACAAAGTAGGTGCTTATCACACGCCTGTTCAAGCAGGTTTAGTTCTCACCTTATCAGCTAATGATTACGTATACACCTATGTTGGTGACTCAGGAACTTCTAGTGGTTGGCAAGGTTCAGCACATGAGTACAATTATTTTACTGGATTTTTAATAGGATAAATAGGAGAAAAAAATGGCAGATTACACAATTACACTTACAGATACAGAAGTTAAGGCAATGAAATACATTTGCGTTGACATAGATGAATGGATAACCAATGCAGCAACGAATAGAGCAAGAATAGCAAAGGAAGAAATATTGTCCTTGAACATGGCTCATTGCAACGCAAATAGTATAGCTTTGGCTACTGGAGAAGAGGCCCAAGTACAACAAGCATATGATCTTAACGTAGTAAAAGAACTAACGTAGATGTAAGTAAAATAGATTATAAAAAACCCGCTAATTAGCGGGTTTTTTGTTGTCCTCTTGTTCTTTAACGGCATCTTCCTGAGCTTTAATATATTCTCCCAAAAGCCCTTCAAATCCCTGTCTAGCAAGTTGTTGTTTTAGCAACTGTCTATTTAGTTGCTTTATTTCTTCATCTATTTCTTGCATATAAACTAAACAGGATTGTGCTTCAGGGGGTAGCTCTTGAATTACATAATCTTTTCCATTAAAAGTAAGAGTTGCTGGTTGCTGTGATATTTGTGTCATTTAAATATATCCTGCCAATTTCCAGTCGTACTAGCTTTAGCATACTCAGTAGCACGATTCTCAAAAAAGTTGGTATGCTCAACACCATTTAAAATATAATCCAGCCAAGGCAAAGGATTAGTTCTTGCATGAAATATAGACTTCATACCAATACTTAGTAATCTTCTATCTGCAATATACCTAATATATTCTTTTACATCACTTGATGTTAAGTCAGGTATTTTTGCATTTGCAAAACAAGTATCAATAAAAGCATCTTCTAACTCTACTACTTTTTCTGCAGCACAGTAGATATCATACTTTAATTCATCTGTCCATAGTTCTGGATTTTCTCGTATAAACTCTTTAAAAAGTCTACACATACTTTCTACATGAAGTGTTTCATCTCGCACACTCCACGTAACTATCTGTCCCATACCTTTCATCAAGTTATGTCTTGGATAGTTTAGTAGTATAGCAAAACTACTAAATAACTGAACACCTTCTGTAAAGGCACTATATACAGCCATTGTTTTTGCCATATCATGTGGAGTATCTACATTAAAGTTACTTAGATACTCATGTTTTTCTTGCATAGCTTGTATTTCATGAAACAACTGATACTCTTCATCAGAGTACCCTAGTGTTTCAAGTAACAAAGAGTATGCGTCTTGATGTACAGCTTCCATATTTGCAAATGATGATAACATCATTCTTACTTCAGGTTGCTTGAATGTCGGTAGATAGTGATTTGCATAACCACCTGCGACATCAACATCTGCTTGCGTAAAAAATCTAAAGATATTAGTTAATAGTAATCTATTATCCTCACTTAGATTTTCACGAAAATCTTTCAAATCATCAGCAAGATTCACTTCATCTGGAATCCAATGCATTTGATTCTGTGTTTTATATGCTTCATAAGCCCAAGCATAATTGAATGGCTTATAAAATTCTCTTTCTTGTAGTAATAAACTCATTTTATCCCTCACACGCCAAGCACTCATCTTCATAATCAAAGATGTATTCTCTGAGCACTTTATCCGAGACTACATCCGCTCTTTTTATTGCTTCACTTCTTAAATAATAAAGTGTTTTTACACCATTTTTCCATGCACGCATATGTACATTGTGTAATTCTTGTTTCGAAACATTTGAAGGGAAGAATAAGTTACAACTTTGGGCCTGACATATATGCTCCTGTCTATCAGCCGCATGGTCTATTACCCATCTCTGATCAAGCTCTACTGCAGTTTTAAATACATTTTTCTCCCAATCAGTAAGGAAGTCTAAATGTTGTACACTTCCATTTTTAGTTATAATACTTTTCCACACCTCTTCGGTGTTTTCACCATATTCTTCTAGCTTCTCTTCTAGAAATTTATTTTTAAGTAGTGAACTACCTGTTTTAGTTTTTTGAGTAAAAGCATTAGCTCTATATGGCTCAATACTAGGACTTGTATTACCACAAATAATACCACTACTAGCATTAGGAGCCACAGCTAATAAGTGAGCATTACGAACTCCGAATCCTTTTCCATCAGGGCACTCGCCCCTTTCTTCCGCCAACTGTTGGGTAGCCTTAAATGCTTTACTTTTAATATTATTAAAAGCACGAAGGTTAAACCCTTTTGCCATAGGTGATTCAAATGGTAAATTTTTCTTCTGTAAGTAAGCATGAAATCCCATTGCACCTAATCCAATACTGCGCTCTTGTGTAGCACTATATTTAGCCTTAGCTAGTGAATCAGGCGCATTATCTATAAAATGCTGTAATACATTATCTAAAAATCTTACTAAATCAGCAATAAAATTTTCATCATTTTCCCACTCATCAAACTTTTCTAGGTTTACACTTGATAGACAACATACTGCTGTTCTATCGTCATTAGTAGGTAAAGTTATTTCAGAACAAAGATTACTTTGATTTACCTTTAATCCCAACTGTTTTTGAAACTCTGGTAATTTTCTATTTACAGCATCACCAAACATAATGTAAGGTTCTCCTGTTTCTACTCTATTTTGAATTAACTTAACCCATAATGTTTTTGCAGAGACTGTTTTCTTCACTTCTCCACTATGAGGGTCTATTAAATCCCAATCATCATTAAATCCTTCTTCTCTAGTAGCTTTGTCTATAAGCTCCATGAAAGCGTCAGGTATAATAATAGCATGATGCAAATTAATAGATTTTCTGTTAATGTCGCCGCCTGTAGGCTTACGCACATCAAGAAACTCCTCAATCTCTGGGTGACTAATGTCCAAATATGCAGCATAACTGCCTCTCCTTGTAACGCCTTGACTAAATGCTAACATCTCAGCGTCTACTACTTTCATAAAAGGTATCACTCCTGTACTCTCACTTCCATGAGATGTCTTAGAACCAACACTTCTTAATGCTCCCCAATAGCCTCCGATTCCTCCTCCTGCAGAGGATAACCAAGCATTTTCTGTGTAGTGGTCAGTAATTCCACCACGACTATCGGGTATATAATTTAAGAAACAACTAATAGGTAATCCTCTAGTTGTTCCACCATTTGATAGAACAGGAGTAGCAAACATAAACCATAGATTACTTGCGTAATCATAGATTCTCTGTGCCATAGCTTCATCATCTGAAAACGTTAGTGCTGCTCGAGCAAATGCGTCTTGAGGTGACTTTTCTCCTTCTACCATATATCTGTCCTCCAGCGTTTTTATACTGAAGTCGGGAAGTAAACTATCCCTGCTATAATCTATTTGTAATGCCATTCTTTTCCTTATATATATGTCGACATTGTACTGTCGATTTGTACTGTATTATCTCCTCCAATGGCTTCTTCGCAATATGCTAGTAAGTCCATGAGTTCATAATTTATTAGTAATCTATCAATATGTTCGTTTAAGGACTGTATATATTTATATTTACTACTAAATGGTGCTGCATCATAAATATCGAATGCACTACCAAACTCCTTAACTAATCCTTCCGCTCTCTTTGGCCCAATCTGAGGTATACCTGGAATGTTATCTCCAGAGTCTCCCATTAGACACTTTATTGTGATATAGTCTTCTATACTGTAATTATGTGTAGTCTTCCAGTTTTCATATGTTGTTTCTTTTCTATTTATGTATGAAAATCTAGAAACATTGGGACTAATTAATAAATCCCAATCTCTATCTGTACTTATCAACCAAATATGGTCAATATTGTACTGTTCTCGATTTTGTACTATGTAAGCCGCTATATCATCAGCTTCTACACGGTCAAATCTTAGAACACACCACTTTTTATCCATTAAATCCATTGTGCGTTCCATTTCTTTTATGAAGTTTTCAAAAGCAAGTCTTTCTGCCTCTGTTTGATCCTTATATCTTTCTTCTCTATCAGCTTTGTAGTCTGGATAGATACCTTTTCTATAAGAACTACTTCCTTTATCTGCAGCAATAACTATACTGCCACAGTTATATGAGTTTGCTAAGGACTCTACAGTTTTCATGTAATCCTCAGCAAAATCCGTTCTGCCTTGATGCTTCCATCTAAATCCTAGATTTAATGCATCAATTATTAGTGTTCTATTACGAGGAGCCTCACTCCCCATTTCCATAAAATTCTTAGCCATTTGTAAAACTCGGTTTTTCAAGAATTAACCAATCTTGTGCAAGGCTAACGTAACAACCTAAGAAGCTGACATACATATAATCAAGTCCATTCTCTGGTTTATCTTTCTGTGCTACAAATATCTTAGAACGATTATATTTAAAGAATAATGCAGGTTTTGCTCCTGCTTTCTTTGCTTGTTCTATTGTTTGATTCCACCATTGTATAAATACATTTGATTTCTTTGCTGTAAGTACCTTATCGCTAAAATGACTATCTTTATAGAATTTAACTTCGATACAATAATTATTGTGCATATTCGGTAAGAATATATCTCCTTTCATAAAATCAAGTGCACCTGACATTGGTACTCTTTGAAACTCTAGTTCTGTATGTTTTCTCAGTAAATCTCTTACTTGCCTTTCTCCTTCAGCTCCTTTTGCTCTTGGGTCAACCATCTTCTTCCTCTACGAGTAGTATTTCTTGTTCTGTTAATAATATATAAAATTCATCTTTTACTTTCAGTTTTCGAGTTGCACTATGCCATTCAAAGTAAACATAGTCTCCAACTTTTACTTCATAAGGAACTTTATACCCTTTTTTCGTAATTCTACTTTGCTCTCCTAAAGCAATAACCTCGCCACTATTATCAAGTCTCCGCGAGGTGTCGGGCAAGATAATCCCGCCAGCAGTCGTAGAATCCTCTACTTCTCCACGCTTTATTAGGATATAGTTTCCTACAGGGCGTGGAACCTGTTGTACTTCAATATAATCACTTCTAGCTTGTGCCATTCTTCTCAGTCTCCAAAAATTTTTTAACCAACCAATCTTCGTAAGTTCTTTCGTATTCGTGTTGACTCAACCTTGTCGCATGTGGACTGGAAGTTTCATCTGAATAATCGAGATACATACGATTGCAAAAAGATTGTAAACGCTTGTACCATTCTTTCTGCTCGTCCCATTCTTGAAAATCTTTCAAATACCTATTCCAAATCTTACCTTGAAATACTTTTTCTTTTTGGATTATATCATTAATTGTTTTTTCTTTCATTATTCTAATCTACTAATATTATCTTCTTTTATCACTTCTATCTTTTCTAACAATGGGTGTGTCCAACCATGAGAAACGATATATGTATTTAATCCTTCTTCTTGAAGTAAAACTTCAACAAGTTTCTCCCTTCCTTGTTCGTCTAAAACATTTATGACCTCGTCAAGGAATAAAACGTTTATACGACTCTTCGAAATACTACTCATCAGTTTTCGTATTGCTACTAAAGTCGCTGTATTAACTCGAGTAAGTTCACCACTACTCAAAGCTGTAATATCGATTATTTTTCCATTATCTGTGACTTCAACATTTAACTTGTCATTAGTCACTACGAAATTGATGCTAAACCGTCCGTCGCTCAACTCTCCTAGATAATCATTGGCTAAATCCTCGAGGTCTTTTACCATATTTTCTATCTTATATGCAATCAACCCATTCGTGGAAAAAGCTTTCTTCAGGACTTCGATATGCCCCGATTTCTCTTCGATTTCAGATAACTTGCTCGTAACTCCTTCAAGTTCATCTTCAAATTCTTTTGTTTGTTCGAGGATAACTTGTATCCTTGTGTTTTTTCTTGTTGTTTCTTCATTTTCATCTGCTATCTTTTGTATCTGCGATTTAGCGTCAGTAATTTTTGTTTTCAGTTCATTAATCTTATCTGATAGTTCCCCTGCATCAAGAGTTTCAGTTGGAAGGTCATTATCTATTCGTGAATGTAAATCTTCGAACTCTCTTTTTGCTCTTATATAGGTTTTATACTGTGCCTCCTCTTGTCTTTTAGTTTCTATCTCAGTTTTTAACCGATTTGCTTGTAGTGTATGTGTCTCTGCTTGGTCTTGCGCATCAAATATAAGTCTTTCTACAAAATCTGCAGCTACAGGTTGTTCACAAGTAGGACAAGTTCCTTCTAAATACTTGTATTGCTCTAACTTACCTTTCCACTGTGCTGCATTCTCTTCTTTTCTTCCTAATTCAGAAATCAAATTATGATACGGTTTGGGCTCTTCTAGTTTACTTTGTAGTAACTTCATATCTATCTGGGAAAATAACTGCTTATATGTATTATTTTCATTAATTTTTTGATTTTTTTCTGCGATATTTTCAAAATTTATCGATAAAGAACGTAATTCTTTCTCATCTTTTTCCGAATATTCGGGCAATTTTTTAAGGGGTGCTATGGTTGTATCATCTAATTTATTGTCATTTAACCATTTTACAATAGTTTTTTCTTTTCCGTCCAGCGCAGATATCTCCTGCCCTAATTGTCGGGAAAGCTCACGAAATACATCATAGTATTGCACATAATCTTCTAAATTTAATAATTCAATTAGAAACTTTTTTCTGTTTGCATCAGTCGCAGTCAAAAACTGCAAAGATGCATTTGTGTTTTGATATACTAACTGCGTGAATGTTTTAAAATCGAGTCCTAAGATTTCTTGTACTGTTTTATACGTATTCGTTGCAGTATGGCTACTAATATCGTCGCCATCTTCATATAACTTTACTTTTATACTTCCTCTACTTCTATTTACATCAATTTCATACTCTTTATCATCAACAGAAAAGGTCAAGTTTATACTATATCCAGCGTTTTGAAAACGATTCTGAATATCAGCTTTCTTTATTCCTTTACTATTTTTGTTGTAGAGTACTTCTTCGATAATAAGTGGTAGGGAAGACTTACCTGTACCATTGGTACCCACCAGTTGAGTGAGAGTACTATTATCAAGGTCAAGGCTATTTTCTTTACCATAGCTAAAACAGTTATCCCACTTCAGCTTCTTTAGAATAATCATGAAAAATTCCTATTATTTGTTTTACTGTTCCTTCCTTTAACTCCAGAATATAACTAAGATATTCTGCTAGCTCTTCTTCTATAGACATATCATTATCTAATAAAAGAGTAGCCTCTGTTTTTCTTTTTACTACTTTTTTATCAAGCAGTTCTGAATTTTTAACGCCAGAAAGATCGGCGACATCGCCTTCGAGCTCATAGATCGTATGGTTATAAGTAGTTGGGATCATGTCTACTGGGTCTGTCACCGTCTTCCTAATCAGTTGTGGCAAGTTAAATTCTTTCCATTCCCAACTCCAATCGTCGTCGATGAGTAAGTACCCAGTTTTAACTTCAGTTCTATGAAATTGTGTACTCATAGGACTGCCCGGGTATACTATATTTAACTGTGTATTAGAGTGACTATGTAAGTCTCCTGCAAATACTACAGGAAACTGAGATAACCTTGCCAAGTCTATCTCTGGAGTCACGTGGGGTGGTATTGAACCTCTTACATGTGTAAATAGTGGCTTTCTAATGTCTAAATCGACAATAGGCTTCCAGTTTTTATGTAAGTCACAATAGGGAAGAATACTAAAATTATCCCTTTTGTCTGTGTAATCCACTATTTCTACAAGAGGATTAAGTTTCGTACTTGCATTTTTTAACTGTGTAAAGAATGTTTTATTCTTTTTAGTTGCTTCATGGTTTCCATCAAAGATTATTGTTGGAACTTGTACTCCACTTATAAAGTCAAAGTATAACTCTAACTCTGGCATTGAAGGGAGTCTATCAAATAAGTCTCCCCCAATGATATGCAAATCGACTTGACTTTCAAGTTCTTTGACTTGATTAAAAAACTCATAATATCTATTACGAGCCCATTCTACAGGCACATTTTTCTGCCCAAGCTTCAAGTGCCAATCTGCTGTAAATAGGATCATGCTACGAAGTCGTCTCCAGGTTGCCAGTCACAGCCAGTAAGTCCACCAGCTTTAAGTGCCTGTAATGTTCGTAAGATTTCTTCTGCATTTCTTCCTGTGTCTAATGCATTAACAGATATGTGCTGTATTATAGCATCATCATCAAGTATGTAAGTAGCCCTATAACAGACTCCTTCCTCTCTATCAACTATCTCTAGTTCATCTGATAATGTTAAACCACAATCTGCTACGAGAGTATGCTGAATATTTTGTATAAGTTTATTATCTTGTTTCCAAGCTAATTTACAAAACTCATTGTCACCACTGATACCAACTACGTTACAGTGAGGAACTAATTTATCAAATGCCGCTATCTCTGTAGGGCATATAAAGGTGAAGTCTTTTGGGTAAAAATATATTACTGACCAATTGCCATAAAGACTATCGCTATCAAATGTAACCATAGTATTATTTTTATCTACCCCATTAAGCAGGAACCCATCAGGGAACCTTTCGCCAACTCCAACCATTACCACTCTCCTTCGCTTTCAGTTTTAAACTCTGCTTCGACATCGGCAGGGGCGTCGCTTGAGCCTGCTCTAACTCTGTCTAGCAATTCTTTTTGAGCATCAGAACTTGGCCTAGGAAGAACTTCGTCCATTGACTTGAGGTCTTCGATTTTACCTTTTTCTTCGTCTGTTAATGCTCTAGTTTTGCATCTAAGTACTTGTAATTGATACTCGACATTAAATGCCATTGGACCAGTTTTAACTCTTTTAAAGTGAACGTCCCAACCAGTTTCAGGGTCAGTAGGATCACCTAAGTCTTCAGCTGCTAACATGATTTGCTCAAGCAACTTCTTCTTTAGATTTAGAACTTTAACTTGTCCATCTTTTGGGTCAATACATTGTATTGCATAAGACCACCCACATTTCATTTCGGGGTAGTACTCTTTTACATAATCCTTCTCTTTGTTATCAAAGGTTTCTGTAGAACGATTGAAGGATAAACATTCCATAGGAATATTCTTTGCGTTCTCACCTTTTATCCAATATACATATCTTGGAAGTATGTCACCTACCATTCTGACAACATTGTCTCCATCTTGATATTGATATTGATTTATGGAAGACTTCTTAGCCTTCCCTTCTAATTGTGCAAATTTTAATGCCATTTTATTTTTTCTCCGTTTGTGACTTCTCATAACGAAAATGAATGTGTCCATCTTCAATTTTAAGTAGTCTGTTCTTTTTTATTATAGGCTGAAGTCGTTTCGGTACTCGTTCTACCTCAATTGTTAATTTATTATTTATTATATACTCATTATAACTTCTAAAAGAAGCTACTCCAATATATGCTGCCCATTCCGAATCTGATGCAGTCTTTCGATATTTGTATATGGCTTCAGGATTTACTAGAAAACTATCTCCTGTGTAATCCTTTCCATAAAACTTGAATAATCTATCTCTCTTACTTGTAGGTGGATAATTATAGGTTATATACCATGTTACCAATAAGATGTCTGATACCTTATTCTTACTTTCTTTGAGTATTTTATTCCAATTATATCGTATCATATATTATACTAAAAATTTCACCTGTTGTCAAGAAGTATTTTTTCATAGGTGGTTTACCTCGTAGCCTTGCTTCATGTAATATCCTTTCCTATTGTTAGCTTGTCGTCTTGCTGTTTTCCCTTGTAGGTTAATATCTACAACAACAGGCTGTTTTTTATCTTTTTGTACTCTTATTATTCTACCAATTAACTGAGTGAGTAAAGGCTCATTATTAACTGGAGTTCCAAGAACTAAACAGCTTAAGCAATCTAGTGAAATACCTTCAGAAAAGATAGACTGAGTTCCATACAAAATATCTTTATCTTTCCATATTTGTTTCATCATGGCAGGTCTTTCATTGTGTGGTATATCTCCTGTTATACAAATTGCTTCATCACCACTTAGTCTAGCACAAGTTTTTAGAAACTCTACTCTATCAGAGACAACTAAAACTTTGTGACCTCTAGCTGCGTAACTGCTAGCTATCATAGAGACAGAATGTATATATTCCTCTTGATAAGCTAAGTGTGTTACTTTATTAGCCCACGGAATGTTCTGTCCATCCATAAATCTTACGTCAGAATATATCACATCTATACTAGGTGTCATATAATTCTCTTTTGGTGGTTTATGTACTGTTTGTCCAAAGTAATCTCTAAACACTACATGCTTACCATCTTTTCTTTCTATTGTTCCTGATAGGCCAATCTTATATCTAGCTTTATTTTTGTCTACTATTCTTGCAAAAGTTGGACTACTTACATGATGCATTTCATCAAGTATTAGTGTTCCAAATTTATCAGAAATAGCACCAATCCTACGGTATAAAGACTGAACACTTCCGATTACGATAGGACTATCAATATTAAATTTTCCACTACCAATAATTCCAGCTTGTATTCCAAATACTTTTTGTACTTCTGTTTCCCATTGTTTTAGTAGAGCTAAAGTATGAACTACTACTAATGTTTTCTGTTTAAGTTTACTTGCGATTGCTAACGCAGTAAATGTTTTGCCCCAACTTACCCAAGCGTTTATTATACAACTGTCATCTAACACGTCATAAACGGCTTGCTGACTTGGTCGTAATTCGAACTTAAATTCTGGAAAGTCTACAGAGTTTTTTATTCGCTTTTCAACTATCTCATAGTCTTTCGGTATTAGGTCTTCTCTACCACTTGGTATTGTTACTAAACCTTTTCGAACTATTCCCATATTTTTAATAGTTATAGGTGGATCTCGAGGATCGTGACTAGGAATACTATATGTGAGTTCCTTGTCTACATATTCTTGATGCGTTGAATCTACTGATAAGTAAATTCTATTACTTAAAACGGCTTTCATTGTATAAGATCATCATACCCTATGGTATAATATACTGTTAACTCCTGTCCTTCTTTTATAGGTTTTATTGTATATAATTGTCTATCATGTAAATTTGTTAAGATAAAACAGTTAGGATTTTCACTATGGTTTATAAATCCTCCTAAAGGTGTTCTTATCCAGTCCTCTACTCTATCATTCCATACATGACTTTCCCCTAACAACACACCTGCTTTCCAGTCTACTTGTGCATGTAAACCTAGTCCATTTATTGCGCTTTTTTGTATTGTTAATCCTTCTAATAGAGGTCTATAGTGTTTCTTTTCGAATTTCATTTATCATTCCAATCTTTATACCACTTTGCACCATTTCTTTCAGCATCTCTAAATACTTGATTAGTAATTATTATTGGTATTACTACTCCTAAATGAATCCAAATAGACCAAACAATACTATAACTTTCCCAACCTATATAAGTCCATGCAACTATAGCAAAGTATGCACTCCACATTATAAATAGTGCTAATGTAAAGTACGCTTGTATAGACGGGTCTAGTATATGTCTAAGCGGATTATATCTACTATCCATAACTGACCTCCAGCTATAGATTATCCAATTAATTAATTTTTTCATATCTTTCTTCTTGTATCTTCTACTCGTTGTTCTAAAAACTCATATATCAGCCACGGCAAGCCGTTTAGATATAGTACTTGTGCCCACGATTTCTTACTATTCGGTGGGCGTTTGACTTGAAAAGAAAATGTTATATCTTTTAGCCAAACTGTAGAGGACATTAAATGATCCTCTACTCTTAAAATCTTGTGGCATTTTAATTCAGTATATTTAGTTTTTTCATAATAAATATGTCTACCACTTGAATCTATATAATTTTTTCCTCTGTGTTTAATTAATCCTATATAGTCATCAATTTGAAATTTCAAATTGAACAAATTTTTTAAAGGTGTTTGTAACCTTCGCTTTCCTATGGTATCACCTTTTTGATTTCTGTCATCTAAAACTTTTTCATCAATAAAAACTATACCATCTTGTTCCCATATATTATCAGAGTTTATTACCCATATTGGAAACTTGATTTTTAGGTCAAGCATACATCTTTTCAAACTTACCCATGCTATAGTCATCACCTATCTCAAAGTCACAACCTACAGGAGCTCCGTTTATGTATACTCCTCTATCTTTCTGTATAAACTCTTTCAGTTTAGCACTATAAGCGTCTATCTCATGCTCTGGACACTCTGCTAAAATAGAGTCGTGAACAAGTGCAAATATTCTACTTTTCATTCCATTTTTTCGAATATAATTGTTCATATCTATACCACCAAGTAAGTTAATATCAGATGCAACAGATTGAACTAGAAAGTTGATTCCACTTCTTACTTCATGACTTGCAATACCTTTATCATCACTTTTTACATTCTCTAATCTTCTTTTTCTACCAAATGTCGAGTATAAGAAAGCATTAGCTTCAATAAACTCTTTTTGCTCATCTAACCAATTTCTTAGTCTACTAAACTGACTAAAGTATTGACTTATTACTCCTTGTGCATCTTGTATTGAAAAGTGAGATCCTGAGTCTTTTGTAACTTGTTGTGATATCTTCTGAGGGCCTGCTCCATACATAATACCAAAAGTAACAGCTTTTGCTGCCTGTCTTTCGAATGTATAAAGGTCAGCAACCTCATCTATCTCACAAGGTAATCTAAAAACTAACTTCGCAATAGAACTGTGAAAGTTACCGCCTGATTTGAATACATCACATAAGTTTTTATCTCCAGATAAAGCTGCTGCAACATATACCTCTGCTGTAGTTAAGTCCATTGCAACTATTTTATTACCTTCTTTTGCTCGAATACAACCTTTTACAATAGGATTATCTCTAGGTATTTGTTGCATATTCAGTTTACCACTACTTGATAATCTGCCAGAAGTTGTACTATGTAAATTAAAGTTTGTTCTTAATCTACTATCTCTGTCAAGTTGAGGAATAATCTTATCTAAATAAGTATTTTTAATTTTAGATTTTTGACGAATATCTAAAATTAGATTAGGTACTGGGTGTTGGTCAGCTAACTTCCCTAATACTTCTGCATCAGTAGAATGTTGTCCTGTCCCAGTCATTTTACCTGTTGGTGTCATACCTATTGCATCAAATAGTAAGCTACGTAATTGTACTGTACTATTTGGATTAAAGTCTTTTCCTTGTGCTTTTTCAAACATTTTAACTTCTGGATAAGTATATAACTCATCAATAGCGTCTTGTATTTCTTTTTCCATTAAGTTTTGGGCTACTTCTAATCTTCTTCTATCAAAAGGCACTCCTGCATCTTGACAGTCTTTCAGAAATAGCATACCTGGAATAAGTATTTCTTTGTATACTTTAACTAATCGTAGATTTTTGTGCATAGCTTCATTCATTAACTCATAGAGTTCAAATGTAACTGCTGCGTCCATTGCTGCGTAAAACTGCATCACATCAAAAGGAATCGACTCCCAAGTAAACTGTGATTTTAGTACTCCATTACGTTTACAATATCCTGCGATAAAATCTTCAAGTTCCCTTTCATAGTTTCCATACTTAGTATGTCTAACTGCTAGTTGTTTTAAGCCATGAGTACCAGGATTTTCGTTCAAAGTATAATGTATTAACATTGTATCTTCTATTCTAGGGAACTCAAATCCAAAGTGATACTCTAACATAGCCATATCAAACTTAGCGTTGTGGAACACAGTGATTTTTTTGGTAAAGAGCTTCTGGAGTAGTTCCTCCACTTCCTCGTCTACCACGTCTGTTAAAATGTATACTGCATGATCTCTGCAGTAAGCGAGACTTAAACCTAGTATGTGCCCATCTCTTGGGAAAAGTCCTGAGGTTTCGGTATCGCATGCTATATACTCTGTTGGAGCGTTTAGCGCTTTGTTTATCCATTCAACTGCTTCCTCCTTGTTATCAATGCCATAGAAATCTTCATGCGTAATTTCTGTGGGCTGTATCTCCCCTTTAATATATCCCATCACTTGTTCTAAAGACTCGTCCCAAGTCCTTCTAGCTTCGGGCTTAAAAGCGAGCATAGCGGGATTGATAATTGGGAGAAATTTATCGTCGAGAAGTTTCCCGCTATACTCTGTGATTGATTTTTCTCTTGTAAAATTCTGTAATGCCTCACTTCCGACTAAAATAATCCAGTCATAGGCATCTAAGTCAATGTCAATATCAACATCTCTTTTTAAAATCTTTTTCTTTTGTTCACTACATAAATGGTAGTGGTCAAACTCAAACTCATTATTAAAATGCATAACGTAGTCTGTTCTGTTTGGTGCTTTATCTATCAAAGCTACTTTAGTCATATAAAAACTCCCTTAATTTTCTTACTCTATCTAGCGGCAAGTCACCTGGGTCAACTCCATCAGGCATCTTTACTATATTTGCTAGTAGTTCTACTTGTTCACATAAATCTGCAACTTTCTCTGCAGCTTCTCTTCCTGCGGTGTCTCCATCAAATAGAATATCTACTTGTCGTACACCTGTAAATTTTAACATACCTAGTTTATATAGGTCTATATTTTGTGTGCCGAAACAACACATTGCGTTTGTTAATCCTTTATCATGAAGGTTTAACGCATCAAAAATACCTTCCACCAATATTACTCTCCCTAATATGGGAGTTGCGTTATGAGGAAATAAGGGCAACTTAGATTTAGGTGGATAAATCATGTATTTCGGCACTACTGTTTTATCCATGTGTCTACCTATGAAAGCTCTTATTGAGCCTGTTATGTCTGCTACTGGGAATACAACTCTACCTATAAACTGAGAATCATGGTGCGTGAATGCACCAAATTCTTTAAACGTTTTAGGTTTTAAATCCCTAAAATTACCAATGTATGGCATTAGGTCGTTTGGCAACTGTAATCCAATATTCTGTGCCCTTACTTCTTCAATCTTCTTTTTAATTTTATTTCTTTTAACCTCTAAATAACTTATAGGGGCATCAAAGTGTTTAAATATATTTCCTTTAAACCCACAAGAAAAACAATGAAATATACCTGTAACTTTATCAACACGCATCGAAGGATTACTGTCATCATGCTCTGGATTTAAACACGAAACAACATAGTCCTGCCCTTGAGAGCGGAAAGGTATTTTGTGTTTATGTAATACTTCGTCTACGTTCATACTATATTATTCGCTAGCATATTTGCAAATCCTAGTATTAGTACTATAAAAAATGCAACTAATCCTAACTGTGTTAAAGTTCCTAAAAAGGCTAATATTCCTCTGTCTACTTGTGAGGTAGGTTCGTTTGGATCTTCCATTATAACTCCTGTACATCTTCTCCAGACGCCATTTCTGTTTTCATGGCATCTTTTTGTTTTGGTGTTAAAGTCGAGGCAGGGCCAACCTTTAAGGTTTTCCAGTCCACTTCTGAACTAAAATCTTCTATGGGGCCATTCCTCATCTTCTTACATTCAAATGTTATACAATTATCTCCTGTTTCCCAAGTCTCGAGAGCAAAAGCAGCGTCTGCTGCGTCAAGTATTCCTTTACTGAATCTTGCCTCTCCTGTAGCGTCAACCTGATATGGACTAACATATAAACATTTATGCTCTTGTGCATACTGTTTCAAAGTCTTACTAACTTCTATTTGTTCTGTCCAATCATACTGACCACCCTTGCTTGGTATTGTCGATCTCCGTACTTGATTTATATAATCTACAATCACTACTCCAATATCCAAATAATTCATTCTGACCTCTACCTCTGCTTTAATTTTAGCTAAAGTAAGGGCAGGGTCATAAATTATATCCATTTGTCTATCTAATCGTAAGGGGAGTTTAATTAAAGTTTCTTGAAACTTATCATAATCTCCATGAGTGTAGTAATCACTCAGTATTGAAGCGCTTCCTTCATATCTACTAGCGTTCCATTCTGCCAGTCTCCGAAACTCTTCGTGAGTTAGCATACGACTCCTTAGTCTTTCTAAGGGGATACCCGTCGCTATGGAAGCCATTCTTCTAAAGGTTTGTTCTTTGGTCATTTCTATTGTAAAGAACAAAGAACTCTTTTCACTTGCAAACTGATTTACTGCTATGTTTGCACATACCAGAGATTTACCACTACCTCTTCTACCTCCGATTAGGACTAAATCAGTCTTTGCAAAGTGCATTTTTGCATCATATTCTGTATTGAGTCCTAATGGGACATAGTTTTGTAACTGTTCCGTTGTTTCTAACGGGTCTATCTTCTGCATACTTATTTCTTCAGAATCTATAATCTCAACTTTATTTCTCATTTCTGCACTAATATCTTCTAAGGCAGTAATATGTTCCTCTGCGCTAGACATAGCCACAGAGTTATCCACATATCCTTCGAGCTCATTCAAGAGTTCGCCATGTGTATATTCGTTCTTTAAGTATTCGAGTAGATGATGAGCCTCTGAATCAATATCTAAAGTTTCTATCGCAAATATTTTTTCTTTGATAGATTGGTCTCTTAGACTCAGTTTTAAGTCATCAAAAGTGGGTAGAGACTTAAACTCCGAAAAGTGTTTTTCAACGGCTCGATGGATTGGTTGGTATTCTGAGGGTAAATAATGAGATTCAAGTTGGCCCCACACTTCTATATCCTGTGTGTCAATAATCTTATGTATTAGTGCCGAACTTATATTCATTATTCTCCCAAATAAAAAGTAAAAGAAAACGTGGTCAAGGAAACCTTAACCACGCTCTCGAGATTGAAAAGATTAGCTGGATGCTTTTTCTTTTCTTGCTGCACCGTCATAGTCGGCACAAGCTAGACCTCTTCTGGTCAACATAGTTTTCACACCTCTGACAGTTTTGCCAATTTCATCAGCAATCTGTTCAACTGTGTGCCCAGAGATGTCACCAAGCGCAGTTAAAGCGTCTACTTTAGAAGCAGCTGTGCTTTCTTTCTGCGAAGGGATTTTGTCTATCTCACCTGTTCTTAGGAAAGACAGAGCTTTACCTCTGATACTATTTATTGGTCTGTCTAGAGCAGAAGCTATATCTTCTACGAATGCTCCATCAGCCACCATCTGTAAGAAAGTAGCTTCTTCAGATTCAGAATAAGTTCTGACTGAAGCAGGTTTCTCAGTTGGTTTTACGTGGTCTGTCAATTCCATAGAAAGAATCTTTCCTTGAATTGATTTTGCACTATACTTGCCGCCTTCAAATGCGGAGGCAATCTCAGCATATGTGTAACTTCCAGAGTTGTCTGTTACAAATGCTGATAATGTTGCTTCTTCCTGCTCAGAAAAAGTTCTAGTAGAAACTGAAGATGCAAGTTCGACCTCGAATCCCATTTTTCTTAACTTAGAACTAACTGAACGAGGAGAAGTTTCAAGCTGGTCAGCTGCTTCTGCAACTGTAGCTTGAGATACGGGTGATTCCCCGCCTACGAACTCTGTTAATTCTTGAGTTCTTTCGTCTGTCCACTTAGGTACTGCCATTATTTTCTCCAATTAGCTGTTTTATGTTTGTTACTATTCTTATTCCTTTCGATTCTGCCGACTTTGTTTTTGAACTAGCTATCCCACTTTCATTTACTAAAATGGTTACGTCGTTAGTCAAGGTATCTTTCATTCTGTAGCCATGTTCTGTTAAGACTTTTTTGGCGTCAGCTTTAGTGCGGTAAGACTTTAATCTTCCCGTAATGCAAACTACTTCGTTTATATCTACTACTGGAACGCCTTCAAAAACATCAGCTTTCCATGTGAAAGGTAACCGACAATATCTGTTCTTGTATTCTTCATTATACCAACTACAGATATTAGTTGTGACTTTTGGACCTAACCCCGCTTCACTACATCTCTTCTCGGTTAACTCATCAATGTGATTAATCGTATTGCATAATTTCTGAGAAGCTGTAGACCCAAATAGTGGTATGGCAAAGGCAGGTAACAGGTCTTGTAGATTAGCGTTCTTACTTACTCCAATTTCATGTATTAACTTTTTCGCTATCTTTTCTGAACCTAGCCTTTCTTCTATAAATTCTTCGGTCAGCGAGTATATATCTTCTATACACTCTAAATCTAATTTGTTTATTGTTTTGGGTCCGAGACCCTTGATTCTTAAGGTTTTAGTGAAACCTTCTACGATTTTCGAATTCTTAGCTGGGCAACTTGGATTGTTGCAAAAGAGCTGGTCGTTTACCAACTCTAAAGATGTGCCACATGATGGGCAGACATCTGGAATTTGTATCGCTTGTTTCATCTACTCCCTTTATTTATCAATTATTATATTATACATAATCTGACATCAAATGTCAAGAATTATTTTTCTGCAAGTCCTACAATTCTAGGAATAATTTCACCACTCCTAATAACCTCAACTTCACAGCCTATGTAAAGTCCGAGTTCTTCGATATATGACTTGTTGTGTAGAGTGGCTCTGCTTACTGTAGCCTCTCCAATAACACAAGGCTCTAGAATTGCTACTGGTGAGACCACTCCACTTTTTCCTACTTGCCACTCTACGTCAAGCAATGTGGTGGTAACACCTTTCTTTTGTTCTTTTAATGCAAATGCTCCTCTTGGGTGGTGGCTCGTATATCCCAGTCTCCGAAATTTTTCGTTATCATTGAGACGCCAAACTGTACCATCATGAGGAAATTCTGCCCAATCTGATTGCGTAACAGTATTAAACCCCAGAGTATCGCTCAAAACTTTCATATCTTCATGAAAAGTTGATGAAAACTGGGGTTCAACACCGTAAGCAACAAAGCAGAGGTCACGAGTGAGGAATTCGTCTATGTCCTTCAGATTTAAACTACCTGCGGCATAATTTCTCGAATTCGGTACGGATTTGGGAGCAACTATCTCACCCGTAACTTGCGTAATTTCGTGTCCAATAACTATGGTTTGTGGAATTAACTTGCTCTTTTTGAACTTATCCGTTATGTCAATTCCACTTTTACCATCGCCTCTTGTTAAAACTCGTTCCAACTCCCCTTCTAAATACAATATACTGATTGCTGAGCCATCGAGTTTTGGTGTAACTATGACATCATCTGATGCGAATGGACACTCTTCTCCTTTAAAAATTTTCTGAAGCGAGTACATTTGATATGCATGGGGAACTCTCCCCTCTCGAGTGCCAACCTGTTTAAAGTTTACTGCTCTCGCAAGAGCATCAAACTCGTCGTCACTCATGCTTGGATTACCTGAGTAGTAATCAGCACTCGCTTTTTCTAATCTTTTTTCTAAGAATTTTTTCATTCTTATATTATAAAGGTTATAGTTTGAAAAGTCAAGATTTATTTACCAATATCCTTCACAGAATCTTTAGAGATAACTTGATAGGCTCCCTTGTTATAAGCAGGAGCTATCGTATACTTACTTGAGATTTCTTGTTTGTAAGAAGTATCTTCTACTGTGCAAGGTGCTAATTTGTCTGCTTGCAAAGACGGATACTTTTCGTTGAACGCTCGTATCTCCTCGAGTCGAGCATTTGGTTTTGGTTTGCTGTTATTCACTCTCACTTTCCGACTTGTTTTTCTCGGAAGTGGCTTTCTTTTTCTTCCACAAGGTGAATATCTTGTGCTATTGTATATAATTCCCATTTTTATATTATAACGGCAGTAAACTTGTAAGTCAAGAAGTATTTGCGATTTAGCGTCAATTATATAAATTTTCTATCAGGTCACTAAAGTGATTATACACTTCTGTTTTATTCTCTGTTAGCGATAGTATTTCAACTAATGCTGAAAACATTTCTCTACTATTTGATAGTCCTAGAGGCATTGATATACCTTCTTTTGATGGTTGCCATTCTCCTTCGAAGTCTAAGTAATACTTACGAAAGTGTAAATATTCTTTTCCACGAAATGAGTTTACAACTAAACGAATCTGCTCGTCTCCTGTTTCTTTTTCGTGTATAATACGTGAGTAAAATTCTGGTTCTTGAAATAAATCTATCATCGGCGCCTCTCATTTTTTAAGATTCTGGATAAAGGAACTATCGAAGTCACATTCTTAGGTCTTAATAAGCGATACGAGTCCGTATCCCAGCACCATAAAAGAACTGTATCTTTTGTTGGCCTGGCCCTATTCCTTTTACTCTGGATATATTTATTGTTAAAGTCTAAAGTACATACATTGTACTTCAATTTTCTGGAGTTTGTACTCCTATATGTTATGACTGCATCACCGCACTCCGTTACAGCATTAATAAATTCTTTGTTTGTCACGTGTGTTCCTTGTGTTGGTTATAAGAAACCACGCTAGTAGATATGTTTGTGTTGAAAAATATGCTAAAAAATTTAAACACAAAAAGACAAGAGATAGCTCACTACCTCTTGCCTTCTCAGGTGGATTTAACCGTTAACTGCGTTGATTACACCAGCTAAATATTGTGCTGCCTTACCAGATAGTCTACCGATTATTTCATCATCGACATCTTGTCCTGCATCAGATATTGCTGATTTCAACTCATTATGCATTGCCTCTTTAGAAACTCTACCTCCACCAGTAGAACCTCCATTAGAAGTAGAACTACCACTTGAGGGGTTCTTCTTCACATACACGCCTGCCCTAGTTAAAATCATTCTGACTCCATTTGGGCTCTCACCTAACTCGTCAGCTATTTCTTTTACTATCTCCATACTTGTTTCTGGAGTAGGGTCTTGTTCTGTGTAAAGAGTAACTGCTTGTTGTTTTGATTCGTCTGTCCAAGCCACTGCTCTTCTCCTTCTTTGTTTTTGTTGAAAATAAAATCTGTCTCCCATTCTTATATTATACAGATTATAAGAATAAAAGTCAAGAATTATTTAAAGTTATGGTAGAATTGCATTGAACTTTAAATCCTCTGCTCTCTCATCAGTCCATCGTTCACCACAGTCTTGACACGTCATTACTGGGGCAACAATAGCAACAGGTCTGTCATTATTCTCAAACTGAATAATGTCAGCTCTCTGATTTATGTTCAGACTTCCGCAGTTCGGACAGTTCATTGTTTTCCTCTATCAACTTGTTAATTCTTATGTACAGATTGTAGATAGTCCTGTTTAGGTCACGTATCGTATTCTCATAAGCATTTTTTGCTAAGCCATGCTTATCATCTTCTACTTGAGTTACAGGTCTATCATTATCCATTTTTATATTATACTAAATTCTTAACCAAAAGTCAAGAATAATTTTTCGGTAGGTTAGGTCTACCATTCCAAATCCTTCATAAATTGAAGCTTCTCTAATGCTGTTGTAGCCTTAGTTACTTCTTCATCTATTGCTCCTACGATATCGGAGTGCTCTCCTATACCTGCAGGTCGATTTAAGTATACTTTAATATTAACCTTAGCAGCTGCTAGGTCACCTTCATACTTTAATTTTAATGCTTTTCTTAAGTCATCATTCATTTAGTTGTCTCCATCATTGTAAGGTAGCCTTCTTTCTCTAACTCACTCATTCTTTCAAAAGCTGATTTCATGTAAGAGTAGCTGCCTACAAATGTGGGCGAGCCATCAAAGTCTCCCTTCTTTAGTTTATAAACTTTTACACTCATTCTTCGTCTCCTAATAGGCTTTGTACAAAAGCCTTTATAAATGCATCTTGGTTCATGAATATAACAATCAATCCTGGTGCCAGAACAAAAGAGAAAAGAAAGCTCATAAAATAATATAACTTAGGCATACTTACAGCTACATTATTAGGGTCTAGCTTTTTTGCTACTTGAAATGCTGGATACCAGATTGACACTATACTAGTCAATGCTCCTGACAATGCAAAAACTAAATAAAAATATAATTCTTCCATATATCATTTCCTTAGTCCTCAAAGCTTACTCCATATTCTTTTAGATGTTCAAGGCTTCCTAGACTATGGGCAAGTGCATGACCAGAAAAACCTAATCGTTTTCTACCATTCCACCAACCAAGTCTAGCGTATTCATCACTATATGGTACAAGTTCATAACACCAAATGCTATACAGCTTGCAACCATACTCCTTTTCATAGTCCCTTGTCTTGATGCCAGGCATAGAGTTTTGATACTCTATTGTATACTCCTTTTGTATTACTGCAGGCATATGATACCTTGCACTCCATACAACGTCACCTTCCTCAAAACTATCTCGAAGACAAGCGTCAGGAAGAAAAGATTCTTCATGTTTGTCTTCTCCTACAGGTCGTTGTGGTACTCCCACTCTATCAATAATGCCCTTTACAAAGGCTGCCGACCTATAGATACTTTTAGCTATTTCTGTGATATTATCTCCTTCGATATAATCAGAAATAACTTGTTTTATTTCTTCTTTCGAAGCAGGTTTACCCTTGTTTTGAGACTTTCTCTTATTAACATAGGCTTCCTGTTCTTCAAATTCTTCTATAATACGATTTAATCGTGTCGTATTATAACTAATATTTAGCATTTCGCAAGCTACTTTCTTTGTTATTCCTTCTTCATTAAGGCTATGTATAACTCTGCGAATATTCGCTGGGCTTAGATTTTCGCCCTCTCTTTTTCTAACTCCTCTTCTCACAAATCCTCCTAGTCGCTATCCAACTGTAGCTGGTATTGATATTCTCTAAATTCATCTTCCTCCTTTTGTTTTTGCCCTAGTACGATGATAGCATAATGCACTATCTTGTATAAGTCGTTATCATCAAATCCGTTCTTTTTTCCATATCTTTGAGCATATTTCATAATGTTTCCAATACAAAATCCTACTCCATGGTCTGCATCAAATATAATCTCAGTGGCTTGCAGCTTTCCCTGAGCATAATGTTTCGAGTATGTACTATCTATGTACTTTTTTAAGTCCTCGAGAATAACATCTTCTTTGAATTCATACTTAAATTCTGCCATTAAAAATATCCTTTTGGTAAATTATCTGGGTATATGCACTTTAGATTACCTGATACACTAATTCTAGTAACATCAGTTTTGTAAGGTGCTACCCAATGTTGTTGTTGAGCTGGAAATATATACATATCTCCTGTTTTTGGTGTTATAAAATGTCCTATAGATGCCCATTGTCTTAACTTGGAGTTCTCTCCATAATTAAAAATTAACTGCCCAGGCTTTGCTGTGGTTCCTTCATGTTCTTTCATTTCAGTTTCTAACTTCTTAGGAACATCTACAAATATAACAAAAGAGATATCACCACTATGAATATGAGGAGGATTAAAGTCTCCTGCCTGCATAAAATTTACCCATAAACTTTGATATACAAGTTGTATAGGTATGTACTCAAAACCATGATAGGCACAATGAGCCTGTCTATATCCTGTAAATACTTCACCCATTTCTGTATAAAACCATTGGTCAAATACTTCTGGGTACTTGTATTGATTTTTAAGATGCCCTGCTAATTCATGATTCCAATTAGTTTTTGCTTGTCTTCCATCAGCATCTAGTCGTTTCAAGACTCTCTTTGGGCAACTCGTTTTCATTATGAACGGGCCCCAGTTAAAATGTTGATACTTCATCTATACCTCTGGTTAAACCAATCTCTTAAGTCATAGTACCAATCAGTTTGAAATAAAACTGATACTAAAAATACCCATGCCATAAAAGAAAAGAAGTATTTAAATACGTAGAAAGGAAATAAAAAAAGTTCAACTAACATCATTGCTCCTCAAACCACTGATAAACTAACTCGTCCATCAGTTCGGTAGCAATATATTTAGTCCCATCAACTTCTATTTCTTCTTGCCAGTCATAATTTTCTGGTAACTCTTCCATACCAAGTTTATCAAGAAATAACTGTATTACATCATCGTTTTCTTCATAAGAGGCATCGCCATCTACGTCACCCCAAGCAACACCAATAAAGTTACGAAACTCATCTTCATAAGTCATTCTTGTTGGTTGACCTATAAATTTAGAAAAGTGTCCTAACATTTGTATTGGGGGTGACCATGCTGAGTATCCTGAAAGTTCAGTCTCGTCTGCATAGTCCAAAGTAACCCATTTGGCTCCTATGTTATTAATGTGCCAATCATAAGAGTCCTCTAACCAACCATCATCATCTAAAGTTTTTTCAACATTAGCCATAAAAGGTTGTTGATAGGCTTCAACTGGTTCCTTCCAGCCTCTATGATTGTCTATTTTAAAGACTTCATCTTTATCAACTTGATTAAAATGTATATAAAAGTACACATGATTAGCCATTACTTTTCTCCTTTGTTAAAGCTTTTATTCTACGTTTTTCCGATAAATATAATGCTCGTACAAACGCCCCTAATTCTTGGTCGTTGGGATATGTCGCAACAGCACTACTTAATTGAGTAAATGTTATCATTATATATCCCCCTCTTCTCTTTCTTCACTTCTGTGAATCTCAAAACCATTTGGGTATCTTTTTTCTAGTTTATTTATGTTTTCTTTCATAACTTCTTCTGGAGTGTATCCAAGAGCTAAGCAGCCCTGTACCCAATACCATAATACATCTCCGAGTTCTCTTTTTAGATGGAACTTTACATCTTCATCAAAGTGTTTTCCTTGAAATACTATCTTTTTTATAATCTCTGAAAACTCACCTGACTCTGCTTGCATACCCATAGAGCAAGTTATTAACTGGCTCCATTCAACATCTTTATAAGTACTTTGCAAGCCAAATAATCTGTCTGCCATAACTTCAGTTCTTAAACTTTCATCTGAAGTTGTGCTTTTTACGAACTTACCGTAATCATCTATGTTTATCAATTTCTTTCTCCACTTTTCTTTTTATTTGTTCTTCTTTATACCATATACCTGAGTAAATCTGTGTTCCACCGTCTTTCCACTCTACTATAAATCTTTTATATCCGTAAGGTCTATCTTTAAATATTCTTACGTCTCCATAGTTTTCTACTAATACTCTCATATTACGTGGATTAAAATAATTACTTGTAGAAACAGAACTAAAACAGGTATGATAGTTCTTATTAGTTCTAGTATATGTTTTATACTTCTAATATCACTTTCCATTCTTTTTAGTTTTTTCTTATTACTTTTGTTTAATAGGCTCATCTTGTTATCCTCTTTTCATAATCTGCTTCTTCTTCTACCCACCAGTGTGGTTTCTCTCTTCCTTTCCAACTTGCGAAGGTTGCTTTATCTTTGTGGTAGAACTTTCTGTAGGCGACAATAGCATCTGGTCCCTTAAGTTCATCTGGCATAGCCTGCGCAAATGGTGTAAGTCCACATCTAGGTAAGTCGATGTCTGGTAATTTAAGTATGACATCATGCACTGATTTATGCGATTTTCCATATCTAAATCCATATTCATCGTTGAGGGCGAGCGAGAGTGCGTATAAGTACTCATAATTGTCCAAGCTACTACGCACCCACACACTACAAGGGTGGTTATGCATAGTGGGTAAATAAGGGAACGGTCTAGGTTCCACTTTCTTGTGTTCTCGGACGACTGCCCATTCTTTTGATGTAAGTTTTCTCGGTATGTATCCAATGTATTTCTCTATCCAATGTGCTGTGCATAATAATTGAGCGGACTCAAGAATCATCTTCACAACGTGTTTATCTACGTGATATTCTGCACACTTATCTATGTCTTCGTCAAGTATAAAAATATTCATTGGGTATATTATAGTTGAATTCAACTTGTGAGTCAAGTTTTATTTTGAGGTTTGGTGGTTTTTATCTAAACCAACCAACTAGAGAATGTCTGACTCCTCTAGTTACAGGGGCAACCCTGTGTTTGTGTGAGGAGTCAAACATGGTAATTGAACCTTTTTCGTATGCTTCAGCGTTCAGAGTGTAGTCTTTAAACTCAAGATCACCTCCTTCATACTCTGATTTGTCGGATAGCTGAAGGGTAAGACTAAGTCTTCTTGGTCCTTCAGGTGGCGAGTCCAAGTGCCAGTCATAAAAGTCACCTACTGAATAAGTAGCCAACTGTAATGGTTCTAGCACAAGGTCTTCATAACCCCAATACTGCATACCAAAGTGAGTACCTACAGTATGCACAAATGTACTAAGCTCATGCCAATACTCATTATCTCGCAACCATCGGACTTGTGATTGTCGGAAAGCTTTATCAGATAATGCATTTCCTATATATCCTTCCATCGGGACAACAATATTAAGTGCCTCTAACGTTACGTCACACAGGCTGTCTGGTACGGCTTTATGTGACGAGTATATCACTTCTTATCTTGTCCTGCGGTTGGTGCTTTATGAGTACCTGCGTAGAGTCCAAACCACGCAGCGCCTGCCCCGACTAGTACTGATATTAAACCAGACTGTTCGAGACTTGGTTCTGGTAAATCCATAAACCAAAATGTTGCAAAATAAAGAAGAAACATGTAGATACTTAAAAATGCTCTTGGAAAGATTCTCCATGAATCAACCATTTGAGCAAGAAATATAAGCTTTTGATAAGGGTTTACATTATGTATATCTTCTAGTTCTCTTATTCTGTCTTTAAGTTCGCTTTTTTCTTGTAACAGAGCCATGAATTTATTAAGGTCTATTTCGACCTCATTTCTATCCATATCTCCAGAAAATTGTCCAGGTGGCATTGACATTATATTTCTTCCTTATAAATGGTCCATGCTCCCCAAAGTATTGCGACCCATGCTAATATTTTAGCTAGTGGATTCATCAGTACTACTAGTAATCCTAAAGCTATTAGTACTGCCCCGTCCCATGAAGTTCGTTCGGATACTCGAGCTTTCGCCCATTCTATCCAGCCTTTTATTAACTCCATTTTTTCTCCTTTCTAGTTCCAAAAGTAAGTAACTTTTGCAACTCCGTGATTTCTCTTTCTATCCGAGAAATCTCACTTGGATTTTTTGTAACTCCAAGTTGTTTTTTTAAGCCCGCTAAAGCTAATTCTGTATTATGTCGAGTAGGTGTCATCTAAAATCCTTAATCCATTTATGCTTAGCCGAATCTATATCTATAGCTTTAATATCTGTGCCATAAATTTTAATAGTTCTTTCTTTCCATTCCCCTTCTTCTAAGGCGTGCGGAAGCCAGTCTCTGACTGACTTCTCGCTAACGTCGGCTCTTAGATGTATTGTTATTTTATAATCCTGCTCTGCCATAAGTTTCCTTTACGCAACTCTTTTTACACCACGATATATTCCATCATGTGGTTGAGTTGGCTGTTTTGCACTAATGTACTTAATACCTCTATAAATGAACTCTTGCTCTACAAGTTCTGCTTTGTTGGTATTAACTTTATTAGCACCTCTATATGAGTTTGCCATAATCATCTCCTTTCTTTTTGCGAAGATGTAAAATTTAAAAACCATCTTCTAGTTAAAATGAAGATGCGTTCCTTCGGCGTCCTGCCTACTTCCGTTCACTGCTACATTTAGAGTGAATGAACGATTTAATTTTGTTCTTGGGGTGATGTAATTGTCTTGTAATATACTACTACATCTTTCATTTCTGTAATGTACCTTTTCAGTTCTTGCATATTGTATGCCATCACTTCATAGTCAGGTACTGACATAGCTAAGAATACCAATTCCCCTTCTTGGTCAACTATTCTTGCTTTAAAGTCTTCGAAGTTATCAGGTGTAACTACAAACCACGCAGGCTGTTTTAAGTCTATCTCTCTAGGCATAACAGGCTGAACGAAAGTTCGTTCAAGTGGTTTTGATATTATTTCTACCTCTTTAGTTTTGGGTATTAGACTGCAGCTGGAGACCATCATCGAGGTCGTCAACAACATTACTAAGTTCTTCGATTTCCTCGAATATATGTTTTGTTCCATTGTTTATTTTCCTTTCCATTTCTACTGGATTATCTAAAATTTTAGCAGTTAATTTATAGTTACGAATAAAATCTGAATATCTATTCAACTCTCTTTGTGCTGCTTGACTCTTCATAGTCATTTCATTTAGTGCTGTGGTTTGCGTGGCAAAGTCATTTTGTAAACTTTCCATCGCTAGTTTTTGTTCCTCTACTGCACCTTCTAATGCAGCGTTATTAGCTTTTAATGTCACATTCTCACTATATAACCAATAACTTCCGAGTCCTAATACGATTATTATTCCTATAAATACTTGATTCATATTTGTTCTATCCTATAATTTAACCCTTCGGCTCCTGTTATCTCTACTTTATCGCCTTCGTGGGTTATAAACTTTAAGCAATTTGGTTTTTTACTTAAAAATTTCTTTACTGTGTATTCTTGGTCATCTGCATCGCCCCAGATAGCATTATAACTTACAAATAATTTATATCTAGGAAATAGTTTTGATACAAACCATAACCAAAATTCCTGTGCTTTTTCTTTTATGTTACTCATAATCTGAACTCATATGTCCAACTTTCACTTGGGTTTTTCTTTTCTTCTTTCTTTTTATCCTTGTGAACTTGAGTCTGTTTGGCTTTTGTGCCTTTTCGGACTTTAAAAATCCTATCCCAATTTTTATCAAACTTTGCTTTGTTATAAGGTCTTATACTACTTCCTTTGCCCATAATTCTGCTTCCGCCTCTCTTCTCTTCGTTAATCCTGCTAATACTTTTCCGTTTGCTTTGTTCCACCTAATCATTTCTGCTGGTACTTCACTTTTATTTCCAGCATTTAATTTTTTCAGAAGTGTACTACTTTTTAAGTTTCCTACTCCTAAATTATATGTCCATGATGTTAATGCATCAAGTTCATTTTGTTTTAATTCTACTTTTACTGAGTTTAATACTTGGTGTTTAAACTCTTCCAGTTCTTCAAGTAAATCTCTCTCGGCCTGGGGTTCTGTTATCCTGTCCCCTTCTTTTACATTACGAGTTCTGCCATACCCTATAGTCCATACATTTGCTGGGCATAGGTATGCAGTATCTTCGAATCCTTCAAAGTGCTTTACTAATTCTACGCAATCCTGACTTACTTTCATTCTAAAATCCTACTGAAACACCACAACCACAAGCTGTTTGCTCATTTGGATTGTGTATTTCAAATCCTGTCTCTACAAGAGACTCTTTCCAATCTATGATAGTTCCATGCAGATAAGGCATACTAAAACTATCAATCACTATTCTGTCCTCAATAACAAAGTCATCATTGTTGGGCTTTCCTTCGTGTATGTCCCATAAATACTGGTAGCCATTACACCCACCACCCGAAAGTGAGAGGCGGAGGAAATCCTTCCCCAGCCTCTCTGTGATTCTATCCTTTGCTATTTCGGTTATTGTTATCATTCTAACTCAAGACCTAGTACTAAGTTGCCCAGTTGTAAAATCCTACCACTGACCATACTATGAATACGAAGGGTGTTAACATTAACACCTGACTCCCTAAACCCTTTAGTACTTTCAAAGGATCTTCTCCTCTAAATAGAAAATCCTCTAACATCACTGTCTATTCTCCTTATTGTGATTGTAAGGTATAAATACCTAAATTATTTCAATTTGTCTTGGTTTTTTCTCCTCTGGTATTTCGACATGAAGGTCTACCGTTAGAATGCCGTCAACAAAAGATGCTTGGTCAATTCTGACATCGTCAGATATGGTGAAGCTTCTCTTGAACGCTTTTCGTGTAATCCCCCTGTGTAAATATGACTCATCTGCCACATCTTTCAGACTCTTTTCTCCATGAATCGAGAGAATATTTTCTACTCTTTCTACGATTATATTCTCTTTCTTGTAACCCGCAAGCGCAACTTCTATTTGATAGTTGTCTCCGTCTTTTGTTACATTGAAACGTGGATACGAATTATCTTCGTATGTAGGCATTGAAGCGAACCTTTCGAAAAAACGATCTGCTCCAATCCATGACCTGTTTAGGTCGTGTATTGTCGGTAATGTATGTACTACCATTTCTTTCTCCTATTAGTACCTTTCGGCTACTTCTGTGAGACCCTTTCGGCATCTCGGGTTATATTAAAAAATTCCCATAAACTGACTAAATCTAATCTTCATTGCAAAGTAGTGAGTTTACATCCAACCCTCCCCCAGCTGACGCTGGAACTTGAAGAACTCCATCTGTAATAGATGAAGTTTCATTACTACTATTATACTAAATTTTGTATCAAAAGTCAAGAAAAATTTTTTTAGTCCTTATCTTCGAGTTCAATAATTCCTTCGTCTTCAAAGTATAAGATAGCATTACGTATTCCTTCCTTTCTTCCAAGTTGAAATGATGTATAGGCACAACTAATCATTATGACCATCATCGTTACAAATTCTAATTCCTGCATAGTATTTTCTCCAATTTTATATATTATATAGCATTTAACCTTTAAAGTCAACATTTATTTACGACTTACCTAAAAATAACTCTTGACTTTTATATTCCCATAGTATATAATATAGAAAAGTAGGAGATTTATAACAAATATGAGAGGCAAAACACCCGACTGGACAGAAAAAGAAGATAGACTTCTAAAAGAATACTATGGCTCAATGAAGCTAAAAGAACTCCTACACATCTTTCCAGATAGAACCGAAAACGCAATCAGAGGTCGGGTAAAAAGACTGAGAAAGAAAGGGTGGAGTTTCGACTCCACGAGGAGATAAATATGGGAAAAGTAATAGAATTCACTGGTGAGTATTACACTCGCCAAAAAAGAAGCATAGAGTTAAATGAAGAACTCTCTGTATCACTCATCGAAGAGTTGCAAAAACTCGGAGTCGACACAAACGACCCACAGTTTCAATTTGATATGGCATGGGTTGTAAAGTTTCTACAAGTCACACTCGATAACCATTTTGGTATCGCAAACGATTTGGGAAGACTCATGCGACAGATTACTGAAAATGACGCAAAGGCTTTCCGTTGACAAGTGTAATAGTAGATAGAAACTTTGAAAGAGCACTTCGACAATTCAAACGCAAAGTTGAACGGTCTGGTAAGCTACAAACTGTAAGAGATAAACAATACTTTGAAAAACCTTCTGCAAAACGCAATCGCAAGAAAGCAGCAGGACGCGCTCGTGCACTCAAAAAACAAAAACAAAATCAACTCGGACCCCCACCAAAATGGTAAGAATATTACTACTACTATTATTTTCGACTCCAGTATTTGGAGCCTACGAAGACTGGGATACTCTAGATAAGAACTTGTGGAAGTCTTATATTGCTTTGAATATAATAGACACAGGTCAGACTTTTGACCTTATAGACAAACAACGTCTCATAGAATGTCACACAATGTGTAATCTTATCGAGACAAATCCTCTACTTGGTACACAACCAAAAAGAGTAGAGGTAGTTTCACTTAAACTCATAACAACAGTCTCAGCATACTATCTACTCGATAGATACCCCGACCAGAGGACTTTGGTACTTGGTATCATGAATGGTATATACATTGACACTGTATTGAATAACCATCAAATTGGGTTACGTCTTAACTTTTCTTTTTAACCACTCCAACTCACACATTTACGACACCAAGAAATATTTGTGTTCGATTTACCCTATAATATCAAGTCAAAAAATTTTTAGATAAGCAAAAATGCACTTTATTTTTGTTAGAAGAAAGCATCAGGAATCCCTTACACATCGACCTGGTCAAAAATATTGTTTGATTTGTGTCGAAAAATATGGTATAATTATACTAAATCTAGAGAGTGACACCGCCAACCAACAATTAATTAAATTAATGTTTCGAGACACGAGAGTAGCTCTCCCTCAGGAGAGATGCTCGAAGTAGTCGAGAAATTACTATTAATATACTTTTGGCAAATAAACAGACCAACTAAATCACGACGATTTTATACTTAAAAGGTCTCAAAGACCTTAATCAATTACTTCGGATTATTGCGTCTGTTGTAATTTGGCAAAGTCGCCGATATA